TCTACATCAACACACTAACTACTGTTACACACTCACTGAATTCTTCATGGTCCCCCAACTTCCAGTTCTGGAAGGCCCAGTACGTATCGTTAGGAGTAACGGGGCAACCCGCCAATCCTTCGAGACCGAAAACGTCAACCGCATGAACCGGATCCTGTTGGGGGAGCAGTCCCAAGTCACAATCTCATACGAACACGACAACGCCGACGCAGAAAACGCACGTGACGGCCGTTTAAAAGTGATTCCAGAACGCCCTCTGAAGCATAATGTTCCTTTTGAATGCTCAGAGGGTAAGTTCACGTACGAAGACGCTCCTAATCCAGTCAATATGGTCGGAGGACTTCTCGAAGACAACATCCCAGTTGTTACTTCCAACGATTTCGCATCTTTCATTAGCGCTTTTAGCAAGCGCTGCGATTTTGACGGTGGTAATGACGATTGCAAAGATGATGTCTACAATGAAGCGATGGCCTTGGTAGACTCTCTCCCGGACGACATGTTCCCGACGTTCGTGGAAGACGATGGATTGGTACAGCGATGGATGGACAAATTCGGTCCAGAGAAACAACAACGGATGCGCGACGGTGAGTTGCTCATCGATTCAATTGACGCTTTCTATCTTGGTAGCAAAGACCTCTCAGTCAAAATTGAGGTTTTGCTCAAACGTAGTGACCCGGAATGGGCTCCTAGGATCATATATGCTGGTAATGACGCTTTTAACCGAGTGTCAGGTCCGGCTGTTATGGTTGCTATGGAACGTTTACAAGAAGTCTTGGAAGATAAGTCAAACCAACGCCTTCGGGCACACAAGTTGGGAGTCGTTGAGGCCAAACTCTGTTATAAAACCGTTGACACTGACATCTGTGATTTTCTCGAAGCCGATCCATCGCTGAAATTTACCTACGAAGGAGATTTCTCGGCTAATGACAAAGAGCAACGAAAACGTGTTGCCTTGATCACTGATTTATGGCTGAAGAAAATGTGCATGCCGCAATGGCTGCGTACTTTGTTCCTTGAGATGCAATCTTTTAGAGTTGTTAACAGAAGGTTTGGAGTCAAATCCAAAATTCGGTACCAGTTACCAACTGGGACCACTCTTACCACTTTCCGCAATTCGGTGTACAACCTGACTATGTTCGCTGTCGCTTGCGCGCGACAGGGCATTAGGAAGGCCCGTGCATCAATACTGGGCGACGACATCCTGTGCGTAACGTCCCAACCGTTTTGTGTGCACAAGTGGAAAGAGTGTGTCGACCGTTTTAGGATGAAGCTCAAGGGGAAAAACGTAAGGATCCATGGTGAAGCAACCTTGCTTTCACGACGTTTGTGTTACATCAAAGACAGCGGTTTCATGCTGCCCCTCATCGGTAAGGCTCTTGCTCGGTTTAATGCAAGAGCCAATATGACCGACATGAGTGATGACACTTACGTTGCTGGCAAAGCCCTCAGCTACGCATATGAGTTCAGACACGTACCGTTCATGCGCAATGCATTCATGAAACGTTTCCAGTCGATCAAAACCAGTGAGTCGTCCAAAGTGACCCTTGACGACCTGACATGGTTTACACGATCTTCCGGTTTCGACATGAACCAAATAATGCATGCGATCAACAATGAACGGGTAACCATCGAAGATGATCAGTTCCGTGATTTTTTGATGGAAGTGTATGGATTCGGACTGTGTGACATGCAGGAGTTGTTGGACTTAACTGTCCTTAACCCTATCACTGAATACGTTTCACACCCGGCCGTCTCAAAACTCTCTATAGATTGGTGACGCCCAACGCTCCCTCAATGTGGTCTTCGGATCAGCGCTTGATGCGATAAATCAAGCGCTGATC